TTTGCGTCCGTTGATGCGTTCTTGGATATGTGCCGCCCGATCTGCGCTGAACACGGTCTGCACCCGCAAGTCGATAGCGTCAGCACAGAGACGTTCAGCGCAGGCAATGCAAAACTGTGGGCCAAATTTTCATATCGGCTGGCAATGGGCCATGTGTCAGGTGAAAAGACCGATCCTGTGGGCATGGATGTCATGTTGCCCCTGACGGGCGCACAGACCAGCGGCAGCGCTCAATCCTATGCTGTGAAGCAGTTTTTGCGCGCCTTGTTGATGATTTCAACAGGCGACAAGGATGATGTGGATTTCAAACCACAAGCACCAGATGACGGTGTGGAGGCCGTTAGGTCAGCAGAAGAAGAATCTGCATACGATCTGGATGCGCTCGAAACCAAAATCCAAACATTCAAATCACTCACCGGGCTGAACGCTTGGATCGGTGAGATGAACCCTGTGCTTACTGCAATGCACAAGGCAAAGCCTGACGACTACAACCGCTTTTATGCCTTCTGGAAGAAACAAGAAAGGAAACTTCAAAATGGCAGCACCTGAGTATAAGGCCGGAAAGATACAACTGGTTCGTGGTGTCGAAATCGACGACAACATGAGCATCAGTTTCTGGTTCAACATCACTGACCCTGATCTAAGAGCGCGTCTTGATGCGTACTATCAGGCGAACAAAGAAGATTTCAAACAACAGCCAGGTCTGGAGATTCAGGTCAAAGTTGGCGACACATATCACCGTGTTGCAAGATCACGCCTGTGGCTCAATGACGGCGCACCAGCGCAGCAACCAGCCGCCCCAGCCTATGCGCCACCACCGCCACCGCCGCCGCATACCAGCGTGCCAGACGCCCCGCCACCGCCAATGGGGTACGAGGCCGCTAAGAATGGCTAGGCAGGCTTTACTGACGGTCAGAGAGGCGTGTGATGCCCTTTTCGGTGAAGGCTACAGCGAGGCCAGCCGCAAGCGCGTCAGACGCTGGATTAAGGATGGCCAAATCGCGGCTATTCAAGATGGTTCACGGTGGTTCATACCGCGTGCCGAAATTGTGAAATTAGGTGGGATTGATGAGCAAACGAAAAGCAGCATGGACGCCTGAAAAGCGTGCGCGACACAGCAAGGTGATGAAACGGATATGGGACGCCAAACGGCAGGCCATGAATGTGGAGCCGCTGACTGAAAATCGTCCGCAACATCAGGGGCATTGGTGGTTGAAAAAAATTTTGGACTATATGAAATTGACAAGCTAGGGAGATGAGCAAATGTCAAATCCAGTCGTTGAAGTTCGCCAAGGGACAAAAAATGGTGAGGTAGTTTTTTGGGTTGTGAGTTTGACCAAGACCGGTACCCATCGCATTGCTTGTTGTGCCGACAAAGAAACGGCAGAGGCGGTAGCCGCAACATTTCAAGCATGACAGGGGCGCATTAGCGCCCCTTCTTTTTTACCAACACTGCGCCAGCCGCATCGCGTTTGCGCTGGCTCTTTGCTTCATCTTCGATGTAATGGCCGTAACGCCGCTTAGTAAACTCTGGGTTTGTATGGCCCATTGATTCTGATACATCGACCCAGTTTGCACCAAGCTGATTGATCATGTTGCTAGCAAATGCGTGGCGCATGTCTGCCCACAAGAAATGCAGCGGCTTGCCCGTTTCTTCATCCTTAAAAGGGCAGACTGCACGCATGGGCTTGATGGCCGCACAAAAGTCGTTTTTGCGTAGCGGCGTGCCAGTCGTTGACGGGAACACCAAGTCATCAAAATCTTGGAATCTGCTTTTTTCGAGCAAGTCGTCCAGCATCGCACAAACTGCCTGCGGCACCTCAATGTCGCGGTCTTGACCTTCTTCAGTTTTTGCACGGCCAATCGTTTGTGTGCCGTGATCAATGCCACCGCGGATAGAAATGATTTGTCTGTTAGGTGAGTAGTCGCACCGGCGCAGGGCACGCAACTCACCCTGACGCAGGCCGGTGGTGATTGACAGCAGGATCATCAATTCCAGCTTTGCTGGGCTTATAGTCAGATGGTTGCGTTGACCATGTTTGAACTTTTTCTCTGCTGCTTTTTTGAAAGCGGCAGCGTGCGCGTCGAGCGCGTCAGTTTGCAGCCAAGCGATAAAACCGGGCTGCACTTTTGGAGCGCGCACATCTTTTTTGCTGGGCTTGGGAAGCTGGATGTCTTCAATCGGATTCGCGTCGATCCATCCCTTGCCAGCCGCAAACTTGAAAAACTTTGACCAATGCTTACGACGGGTTTGCATAGTCTCAACGCTTTTGCCTTCACTTGTGATTGCTAATTGAATGCACGTCCTGAAATCTTCGCGCTCTGCCTTCCGGCCAAGTCGCTCCATCTGATGCTTGCCAACTGGGATGCCTTTGAATTTCACAGCCGCCAGTAATTTCAAATTAAACTTTTGTGCTTCATGATACGACTTGGTTTGCAACAACTCTTGATTGGCTTGGTAGTCATCAAGCGCGTCATGGACTGAAAACAATTTCGGCTTTGCTTTGGCCTCGACATCCTGGCCAAGGACAAACTGTGCTTTCAATCTTTCTGCCTCTCTAACCGCTTCACCCTTGGTAGCAAAATTTCCGTGATTAACACTCAACCCAACACGCGCGGCGTTGATCACATAATATCCCCGTTCCTTCCAAAACTTTACGGATAAATCTCTCATCAACTTGCTCCCATTTGATCTTTAACTAGGAGTATTTTGACATTTAAGGTCAAGGTTGACAATGAAAAACTATAACAAAACTATAACAAAACAAAAAAACAGCCCCCAGCCGATTAAGGCCGAGGGCTTGTTTTTGAAGCTATGCTTGGGTTGTAGGCTGGCATCCCGTACGAGATTCGAACTCGTGTTGCCGCCGTGAAAGGGCGGTTTTAACAGGTATTTGGTGGTAAAAACCTAGTATTTTTGGGGTGTTTTGGTTGTCGTTGGTAACCGCTGGTAGCCAGAAACCTATAACAAACTATAACAAATTACGCCCGTGCTTTGCGCCTATTTGCAAAGGTCGCCACGTTGGTCGGCTTGCCACCCACACCCTGCTTTTTAGACCGCTTTCGCTGCACCGCAGACTTGATCTGCGACTTGCTCATGCGCCCTGCTTTTGCGGCTGGCACGCACTTGGGATAGCCACGCTTGCCACGCTCTGAAGAGGTGCGGCCACACTTTTTGTAGCCGCCACCCTTCTTTGGTGCGCTGATATCAACCCAGTCTTCTTTGAACCACTTGGTCAGGCTCATGACGGTTTTTTGCCCCTGTATCTACCACCACGCTTTTTGTACTCGCGCACCAACCAAGCGTTGGCATAGGCAGATGGGTAGACATCAAATTTGCGCTTGGCTGCTGCTTTGACGGTTGCATACAGCTTGGGGTTTGTCGGCTTCGGCCCCGATGATTTTTTGCGGGGTGCCATTAGTAGGACATACCCCTTCTGACACGACGCATTGCTGGCTTTTTCTTTTTAGCTGCCGCCCGTGTCGGTCTGCGCTTTGGCATCACTTTTGGCTTTTTCATCATTCCTGGCATGTCTTCCTCACTTTCCAACTTTACGCATCGCCGCCCGATGCGCTTCTGTAAATGTCTTGCCGCCACGCATCAGCTTACGCATTTCTGTCATGTGCTTGGCTGTGTGATGGACGCCATGGCGCTTCAGCGCGGCCTGTTGCCGTGCCGTCAATTTCTTCATCTTCATGGATTATCTCCGTGACTTTTTACCAGCGCATTTCCAGCGCTTGCGCGATAGCCTCAACGGGCTATTCGGATTGCGTGCAGCCTTGGGATGTTTTTTCATCTGCCCGGCTGACCTAGCGCAATAGCTGTCGCCCTTGCTGGTGCCAGGTCGCACACGGGGGCCGCCACCCTTTGCCTTGCCAGCTTGGCCGTAACTGACGCGCTTACCTGTGGCAGTGACCTTGACCTTGGCCTTGCCCTTGGCTGGCGCTTTTCTAGCCATCAGCTACTGCCTTGATACGGTCACTGATGCGGTTGGCGCGGTGTGGCGTTTGTTCTTGCGCCCAGCGGCTGTCTAAAATCTCATCTGCAAGGGACGACCAATCACCATCATTTGCATAGGCCACAGATTTGCGAAACTTGGTCAATGTGGGCCTGCCAAGTTGAAACGCCATGTTTGCCAGGCAAAGCTGAATTTCCTCTGGCATTCCGTCAAAGTCATCAAAGATGATTCGGCAGTCATCCAGCGTTGTCCTTATGTCGCTGTCAAACGCTTCATTTACCCGATCCTCACTGACCTCTGTGCCGATGGGCTGTCCATACTCTGGGTCATTAGTCGTTATCAAATGACCAATGCCCATGGTCGGGTGATTTTCTGAACACAAATACACCTCATATTTTTTGCCTTCGTCACTGGCAATTTGCTCACGCAAAACATCAATATTCATTTTGCAATGCCCTTGGTCTTTTCAAATGTGCGTAGTCCACCAAGGCCCAGCATGCCCATTAGCACGGTCAGCAATGACGACATATCAAAGGTGGGCAACTCTGGAATGGTGACGCCGATGTAAGCGCATACAAACATGGTCAGGGGTGCCAGCACGAAATGCCAAGCCAAGGCAATGCCGCATGTCCAGCCCACGAAAGGACGCCACCCAGCGACAAAGATGCTGCGGTGCTGTGCCTCTGCCTTGTTGATTTCAAGCTGGCCCTTCGCCAACTCCTGGGCGTGGTTCTGGGCCATCGTGGCGACCTCATGCGCCAGCCGCGCCTTTTGGTCTTTGTCCTCAATGAACTTGTCCAGCAGGCCAGTCACCGGCCCAATAAGCGCCTGTATCATTTTTTATCTCCCATTTGCGTGAAGCCCATGTACGCGCCCACGACGCCAGACAAGCTGATGTAAAGCAATGGGCTAACCTCACTCAGTAACTTGATGCGGCTATCGGGTATAAACGGCATAAAAAGCAGAACCGTGTAGACGCCCATTCCGATCAGCGCATACCTCGCAAGCCGGAGCTGCGCTAAGTGCTTGCGGCTTTTGTCTTCTGTCTCCCGGATTTCACGAGCGCGCTCGATCTCTGCGTCAGTGACCACGCCATCATTGTCCAGGTCATAGCGCTCGAACTCGCTCGACCTCTCCAGTTTTTTCTGTGTCACTGACTTTCCTTGATTGCCTTCAAAACATCGTAAACATTTGGCGGCGGCGGCTGATCGACCTTCCATTGACACAGATATTCCCTGGGTTTCCATTCGCGTGGATTCAGCGAGAAAAACAGGGTTTCTTGTGTATTGTGAGCGCCTCGGTAAACGCAGACCTCTTGCTTATTGTCGAGCTTCAAACATTTAACCAGCCGGCAAGTCGTCAGGTCATTGGCCCAGTCACTGGCTTGGGCGGTGTGGGCCTTGAGCAGCAGCACAAAGCCAGCCAGCGCCATGACGCCGCCACCGATGGTTACTGTCCAAGCAATGTACTCGATGATTTTCTGTCGTCTTTGCTGAGCAGCGTAGATGGCTTCCTGGCGTTGTTTCCTGATCCTGCCCTCCAGGGCGATCAGCTCGTTCCACGCTGCCACGCCCCTCGTCAGTTGGATCATCTGCTTGAGCTGATAGCGTTGGTCCTCGAGCTGCTTCTTGGCCGTGAAGGCTTCCAGGGCAAGGCTCTCTATGCTCTTGCCCTTGGTCAGCTTGAGGTACAGACTGGGGTTTTTGGCGCTCTTCTCCAGGTGATCGACATCCGACACAGCAGACATCCACCTCGACAGGTCTTGCGTCATCTGCTCTAGCTCACGCCCGGCGGCAAACCCTTTTTGCAGCACTTTGAAAGCGCTGGACGCCACCGACACGGCCGCGCCGATGGTGGCCGGATCAAGCATTGCGTTACCTTATTTTGAAAGCAGGACGCCGATGAGGAGGACGATTGTTGTGCCGGCAGAGCCGACCATGATGGTCTCGAGCCGCTTGACCCGACTAAGCAGCTCGATGAAGCGCTCCTGACTAACAGCCGAAAGCGTGTCCAATTCAGCCTTGACGGAAACGACGGTCGGCTTAATTATCTGCATCGGCCCAGAACACCTGCAAGGTGTCAAAAAACTTTGTTGCCGTTGAGTTAGTCGAGAACAGATATGCAATTCGGAGTTGGTGAATCCCAGATGCAAGCGTCACCTCTGGGCTACGCATCCAGATGTAATGACTAGAAGATGAGCCGCTTCCTGTAGGGGTATACACAAAGTTAGTTGAAGCTGTCTGAGCAACTTGGAGTATCCCAGAAATAGGCAAGACGGCAGTGCCACCAGAGCCATAAGTAGTAGAAACACCATCAGCCGCGCCAGTATTCAAATCAGCAGTTGAGCTTGCAATATTCCACCTTGCATCAGTAGAGCCTAAAGCAATTGAATCATAACTGCCTGTGTTGAAATAGTTTATAACCTCAACGTAATCTGTCGGGGAAGCATTGCCTTCATTGGTTGTTGTTTCCCAGCTTGTAAAATCATTTCCCTGCCAAGCGTGAACCCTAGCAGAGCTTGAGTTTAGTATTTGAACAGCCCCAACACACAGGTCAAAAGCCGAGTTGCCGCGCAGCTTATGCCCGATAAATAAGCGTCCGGTGTAATCAGATGGCAGGGCATCAGCGCGAAACTCAATGTTCAGGACATGGTAATTCCTCGCATCGTCTGCGCTGGTTAGCGGGGATTGAATAACAATCTCAGGGCTGTAAATCTGCTCGACCATTCTTTTGTCGTTTGCAGACAGTTTAATAATTTTATTAGACTGGGACATAAGCATAACTTCGCCAGACTTTTGCCAAGTTGGCGCATGAGCACGAGGGCCAAGCCTAACATCATCAAGCCAGTTCGTACCAAGGCCGCTAACATCGCTTGTCTTAGTTGAGGCGTCGTAACCCGTGCCGAGGTTTATGCCCTTCAGGCCATCGGCACCGTCACCAGTAAGAAACTGAGTCCCATCGCCGTTTGCTGTCAAGCCCATCGCCCCATCGACAAAGGCCGACTCTGCTTGGGTAAATGAAGCGGTGCTTATATCCCAAGCGGTTGATAAAGCGTATTCGTTTAAAGCATCAGAATTAAAGCCAGTCATGAACAGTTTTGTGCCATCCGGCTTGAAATGTATCCCTGTCGGAAAGCCTTCCTGAGCGCTATGGGATAAAGATTTGTTGCTATAGCTTGCGGTGCTAATATCAAAAGCTGTTGTCATGTCATATTGGAAAAAAGTGTCGCTCGAAAGACCACAGACGTAAAAACTGGTTCCATCGGGCTTGAGAAAAAACGCTAAAGGGAAGGACTCTTGAGAGTTGACCGAAAATGTGGTCTCAGTGTTGCCCAAGCCAGAAATTAATGAGTAGGGCTTATCAAGGTTTACCGAGACAACACTATCGTCGGTGGCGTCAAGAAAAATTAATTTTGTGCCGTCAGCGTTAAAGTAAGCCTCTCTCAGGGATACAACGGTATTTTCTACCCCCTGAGAAAGGCTGTTTGGTCTGTTATAAAAATCAACACCATCGGGAACGATTGTACTTAAATCGTGGGCCGTGTGCATTTGATGCCCAATGACGCTGTCGTTGGAGGCTATATAAAGTCTTGTGCCGTCTGGAGAAACAGCCAAATGCTCTACATCACTTATTATATAGTCTGAACCAAACTCTATTACACTCTGGACAGAACCCCTTGTGTCAATGTCAAAGGCCGTAGACAGATTGTATTGCTCTATTTTATATGTTGAGTCCGTTGCGGAGTTGTCTACGACGTAGAGTTTTGTGCCGTCGCCATCAAGCGCAAAAGCTCCGTCGGAGGTCAAAGTGGTTTTAGTAAACTCAACATCAAGACTGAGCGTGCTAAGGTCAAAAGCCGTTGACATAGTATATTGGAAAATACTGTCGCGGGCGCTATCCCATATGTGCATGATTGTGCCGTCAGTTGAGATCGAACCACTTTTTGGATTTGTATTCACATTCGTGCTTAAAGTTGCGAGATTAACGTTCGCAACAGACGTATCAGTAGCCACGGGTTGAAAAGCGGTCGTTAAATTTATGCGATGTATTATGTCAGTGCTTAAAATCACAAATAACTTTGTGCCGTCGCTACTGAAAAACCACCCAGCTGGTAAGCCTAAATCTACTATATTGTAAGTTGTAGGACTGCCCGAAACAGTACTTAAATCATAAGCTGTCGAAACGCTTACAGCATACACTGCTTCTTGGCTTTGCTGGCTATAGAAAAATATTGTGCCATCGCTGTTCCAACAAAAATTGCGAGCACTTGTTATGATGAAGCGATACCACTCATCGGTGCCATGCTGGTCTCTTTCGAGCTTAGATGGGTCATAGGCATAGGTATTGGTTTCTGGACCGGGATTGCTTGGTGTGTAATCGACACGAGCAGCATCACCAGCACCAGCAGTCTTACGAAACTGAGAACCTAATTTTCCTACGCCAAATAACATTGACCTCACCCCATCTCAGTAACGTAAAGAGTGCCAGCTTCAGAGCTTTGAATAGCGGCGCATTTTTCACCAGCAGTCACCTTGAAATACTCTACCTGATTGGCTGGCATGAAGGGCAGTGAGGTTGTGGCTGTCGGCGCTGTCGCAAAGGTAATGTGACAATCTTTCGTTGCCACAATGCGAACCACTGTCGTGCCAGTTGCGAACGCATTGCTGGTGGCTGTGCTCGAGCCACTGGTCGTGATGGTCTGTGTCGTGCCAAATGCAAGCGCTTGGATCGGGTGAAAGTTATCACTATCGATAGCTAGTACGGTTGCCATGATTTACTCCTACGTTTTGATGATGTAGTTCAAGATGATTGTGGGTTGCACGTTATTGTGGGCAGCGCCAGAGCCATTACTGGCAACCGAGAAGTCATCCATCGATGTGTCGCTGCTATTAAAAGTGCCGTCAGCGCTTTGGCCTTGGTTTGTGGTGTAGGCTCTTCTGTCAAGGCCGGTGTCAAAACTGCTGCCACCTTGGGTTATTGTCTTAATACCGCCGCTGAGAGTATGGCTATGGCTTGCAAGCTGCGACACACTTAGAGTGTGCGTCTCTGAACCACCTGTAGCACCTAGCGTGTCACCATCAAGGCCACCGGTCTGGTTGGTCAGCCTGTTAGCCGAGGCGCTGCCCATGTCATCCTGACCGGCGACGACGCGGCCACGCAGGTCGGGCAGATTGAAGGTGCTTGATCCATCGCCGGAGCCGTAGGTTGTCCCGATCGCTGTGAACAAACTAGAATAGGTGCTGCGCGAAACGGCCTGGCCATATGCGAGGAGCCAGCCCGTTGGAGCAGATGTGCCTGCGAAGGGCATCACCATGCCAGATGTAAAAGCTGCGTCCGAACTCAGTTTCGCAGCGGTCACGGCTGAATCGGCGATCTGATTTGTACCGATAGCATTGTCTGCGACGGCTGCCTGAACCACTGCGTCATCCGCAATTTGCGCTGAACCTACAGCATCATCAGCAATTTGCGCTGTGCCAACAGCATCGTCTGCGATCTTGGCTTGGCTCACAGCATCGTCTGCTATATCTGCCGTGGCTATGGTGCCATCGACAATCTTGGCCGATGTAACCGAGTTAGCAGCCAGCTTTGCAGATGTGACCGCCGAATCAACCAGGTTGCCGGTGTCTATCGCGCCTGGTGCTGTGCCAGTTGAGGACAGCACCGCGACCTCGCCGGATGATCCAAAGCCTAGAAATTTGTTTGCGCGCGTGACAGAGCTTGGAATTGTTGTGGCCGCTGTGTCCGTATCAGGAAAGACGATAGATCGACCGATTTGCTCTGTTTGCTGCTGGGCAATCATGGTCAGCCGGTCAAGCGCATCTTCGTGGCTTGCTGCTGGAAACGGATCGTTGGCCACATAGTCTGTCGATTGGGTGACATCAAGCTCACGCTTAATGACCACCGTTTCGCCGTTGGCCGGCGTGTTGCCGCTGGTGAATGTCACATTGCCACCAGAAGACGATCCAGCCCCAGAGACAGTGTAGTGCGTTGTCAGCGTCTTGGTCGTTTCTGTGCCGTCCGAGGCTCGGATGATGACGGTCAGATCAGCGTCAGCAAAGATCTTGAAGTTGTAGGCAAAGACGGTCGTGCTGCCATTGGCGCTGAAGCTGACCTTATTGCTGGTGGTGGATACTGTCATCGCATCATATCCCTTATGGTGTCGTTCTTCTGCTGCATGAGCTGGATGTAGTCCTCGGATGCGCTTTCGATCTCAGGCCCATAGGTCGGATCATTAAACAGATCCTTGCGAGCCTGTTGCCTGGCAGCCGTCACTGCGCTCTGCAGCATGTCGATACAGAGCTCTCGAGCCTCCTGGGCGTTGGTGCTTGGCGTCAGTGTCTTGTCGGCAACCTGGACATCCATCAGCGTTGTCGGCTGGCTGACCTCGTCATTCCAGATCTTGAATAGACGCTGGAAGTTATCGCTCTCGACCACTTGCTCGATGTACTCGAGCGACCTGGCGCCGGCGTAGATATGAAACTGCTCGATCTCCTTGGGCTTGAGGCCGACCTTGATGCCGTTTTGTGAATAGACATCTGGGTGCTTGCCAGGGCCCCAGCGCAGCGTGATGAACATTTGATCGAGATCGAAGGCTCGTTGAGCTGCGTTCTCGCCCTCAGCTGCAGGATTGGGCCCAATGGTGCTTGTGTAGATTGGACTTAGAAAGTCCGGGCCCAGGGCCGGTGACAGCATGACCTTCTGGCCCCAGAAGTTGCGCTTTGCCGGCAGCGTGTTGCTTAGCCAGGGCACCTGGCTCTTGAGTTGATCGATGACAGACCTGGCTTCACGCACCAGGGGGTCTTGCATCTTCTCAGTCTGAGCAACCAGCCGTGGCACTAGCGAGCGCACAAAACTATCAACCGTACCATTTGCATATCGACCAGGATCGTTGACGGTTGAGACCAGATTAGAGAAACCCTGCAGAAATGTTTTGTTTGTCATGTTGTAAGAAATGGCTCCGCCAGCTGCCATAAGCGCACGCTCCCAGCTGGCGCCATCCAGGCTCGAGCTCATGCCGAGCTCAGCTGTGTCAGCTGCAAGACCAAGCACTGTTGAGAATGGCTCAGCCCCTGCGTAGCTCACATATTGGTCACCGACTCGGATCGAGTAAGGCTGCCAGCCAGTGCGGCGCAGAGCGGCCTTCAGCTCGGGGTCAGCTGGTCCGGCGCCGGTAATCTGACCGTTTGCCGCCATCATGCCGACTGTCATCATTGTCATGCTGCCGACATAGATCCTGGTGCGCGCCATATCAGCCGCGGCCTTGTCGGCTGGCGATGCGCCAGGCGCCTTGCCACGTTTGATCGCTCTTGCACTTTCACCGTAATAAAAGCCTATCGGTGAGCGCTCGACCATCGCGTACTTCGCCGCGTTGTATGGCGTCTTAAAGAAGGGCAGAAAATATCTGACCATTGGGATCTTGCGGACCCCGTTCAGTGCTTTGCCAGCTGCATCCAGGTCAGTCTGCAAGGTGACATATTTAGCGTGAGCGTCAGCTTCTTTCAGAGCTGATGCCGGCGGGTCATAAACGAACTCCGCGATCCTCGAGCTCAGCGCATCACCTGTCAGGCCCTCGCCCTTGGCTGTGCGATAGGCTTGCTGGTATAGACTCATCCGCTGCGCGACAACCTTGAAGAAGGTGTCCTCGAACTCAAGCATCTTTGTGGGAGCCCGGCCCAGGGTAAATGCGCTGCCAAGAACATCAGCCGTGACTCCAAGCGGACCCTGAGCCTCGAAGCCCTCAGCTGAGAAAGCTCTGACCGGCCGCTTCCCGCGCTGACCGTCTATCTTTGATCCCAGGATAGGCGCCTCGCCAGTCTTGAAGGCCTTGCCTGATGCCGACCAGGCATCCTGCATGGCCATCATGGCGCCAAAGAGCTGAGCCTGAACCTCGCCGAAATAGACGCCGCCCTCGCCGCCCATAGCGCGCCTGGCGGTGCCTACGGTGGCAGCCATGCCTGTCTCGGCAACATGCGCGCCCATAATCAGGATGTTGCCGACGTTGTTTTTGATATGGGTGATAGGATTGCTGAGAAGGATGTTGATCCAGGCCTCGTAAAACGCATCAGTGAATTTTTTGAACTTGCTGCCGGCCCTGGTAATCGCAGCACGATCTGCAACCGATCCAGCCTCAAGATACGCTCTGGCCATGAGGCGGACATCCTCAGCCCCACCATACTCCTCGAGCAGCGTCGTGATGTCAGCCGACCTGGTCTCTGCAGCAGCGCCAGCCTGGCCACCCCTGGCCGGTATCCGAAACTGACCGAGCGCCCTGGCAATCTCTGTCTGGGCTCCTTTGATCTGCATCTGCAGCTGGGTGACCAGCTCGAGCTGCTCGCGGAAGCGCAGCGCGTCCTCGTCTGTGCCGGTCTCTGCTTTCTTGGCCAGCTCGTCTAGGAATTTAATTTCTGTGACGAGCAGATCCCTCGATGCCAGCATCGCCTCAGCCATCCCTACTGGTTGGCCATTTGGGCCAGTGAGGCTTATTGCTTGACCGGGCTTGCGGCCCAGGATGGCTTTCGAGAGCTTGTTGGCGTCCATCCCCAGGATGTCAGCCATCTGCCTGGTGGCCTCGGTGGTGATCTCGCCGCGCTTGGCCTCGTTAATCTGGCCCGAGTAAGTCGAGCTGATCGCCTGAATGGTGCTCAGCACCCGGCCCTCGTCAGGGATCTTTTCATCGCCCCTAGATCCGACAGCTCGGAAGTCATCCAGCATCCCGTCAGGCTGGATTTCAACCTGACGGTCCACGCCCTCGATGACCATTTGAGCGCGCTCTTCATCTGCCAGCTTAGGCTTGTCGAATCTAAGGTTGGGCATCTCGCCCTCGGCCCTTAGATTTGGCAGGACGCTGCCCCGCTCATACGGCGCATAGACGCCGTCCTCGAAGGTCAGCTGCTCACCCTCGACATCCGTGCGGCCGCTGGTGTCCAGGTTGCCCCGGTTGGCCTGCATGTCATCGACTTTCTTTGCAGCATCGCCAAACGTGCCACTAAAGTCGAAGCCGATAAGTCGCGCCAGGTTTTTGCTGATAGGCCCAGACATGGCCAGCTGGATCTCGTCCTGCTCGACCGTTTTGATAGGTGCTATGAGATCGAACTCACTGTCGGGGTCTTGGCTAAAATCAAAAGCGCTGGGATCAGGTTGCGTGAGCTCGGCGCCTGTTAGCGGCTCAAGGAGCCCACCCGCCAAGCCGACCTGATTCGCCAGCGCTTCTGGAGCGTTGGGATCAATCGACATTTTATCTGTTAATCCTACCTTTTGGAGGCGTTCATTACAAGCCAGGGACCGTCAGGTTCATCTGGTCGTAGATGGGCTGCCATATCGCTGCACCAGCTGTCAGGGCTTGAGCTGCTATGGCGTCACTCTGCTTGAGCAGATCCTGATATTTATCCTGCTGTTTCGGATCTTTTTCGATCTCACGGGCTTCTGTGTAAACCTTGTGCAGATCCTCTTTGATATTGCCGATTTCTTGAGAATAGATCTGCAGCTCGCCGGTTTTGTTGTTTGGCAGCCTGACCATCACCTTGCGGTCAAAGAAACCGCCAGGCTTGGCATCCCACCCTTCATCAACAATCTCAAAATTATCGGCGAGCTTATCAACCAGTGCCTGGGCTTCGTCAGGACGATCAACAGCGATGCCGGCGCGCACGATATCGCTCAGCTGCTCGGGCGATTTGTAGCCCTTGCGCTTGACCTTCTTCTTTGCCGTCGCGGGATCCTTGAGCCCTGGATCAGCAACCTTGGGCTGGTTTTCTGGTATGACTGCAGCTTCGCCCGTCTCGATGGGCCGCTCTGAAAACTCTTTGAGGAAACCGACCAGGTCGGCCTGGGCCTCATCTGCGCCGTCATAGATCTTGGTCATCAGCTGATTTGTCGGCAGCTTGTCAGCCAGGAACTGTGCGCCCTTGACGACAGATCCGCCCAGCAGCGCAGCTGTGCCAGCTGCTGCAGCGGTCTGTGTAAAGTCGAGCTCGCCTTGCTGGCCGGCTCCGATCTTCACATTCTGGCGCATGACATCATCAGCAGCGCCATAAGCTGCAGCCTCAAGCGCAGCTGCCGTGCCAGCACTACGCTTGAGGATCTCTTTGAGCCCGGCCTTGGTTGCAGTCTTTACGCCTGTACGGCCGGCAACCCCGATCCCAAAAGTCCCGAGTCCCAGGTATGTGGATGGGTCTGTCAGCACCCCTGTCCAGAAGCGGCGGGTGCCGGACCAGCTGATCTGCTTTTGATCGTAGAGCTCCATCAGCTCGAACAGGGCAAAGCGCTCCATGCCGCCCTCTTCCATCTGGCTGGCCTTATAGCTAATGGTGCCCATCTGCGGGAGGTTGTAGTTAAACCAGCCCATGAACTCCATGCCCCACTTCGCGTAATCTTCGCGGGTCTTAGGCGGTTCCTGGCCCATCATCATGCCATACTGGCGATCAGCTTTGCCCTCGCCACCAAAGGCATCGAAGACAACCTTGGAGGCAGCCTGGAACTGTGGGTCAGCAATCAGCTCGTCCTCGGTCGGTCCTGATGGCCTGCCAGGATCTGTGATGTCGTTGTCGTAGACATAGTCCACGTCAATCGGCATCTCGCTATTCATAAAGTGCATCTGCTCGAACAGAGACTTGCCGCGCTGCGAATGACGGGCAGCGACAAAACGCTCGATGGGATCGTTCTCCTGCATCAGCCCCGCTCCTCTATACGTTTCAAGCGATCCTGGGTTGTGCCGCCGTCTCCCCCAGTTATGTAGGACTGAAGTTTTTCGAGCAGGCTTTGATTGTCGTCTGTCTCGTTAGGGCCGCCCTCGCCCCTCTCTGCGTTGGTATCAACGGCTGGCTCCAGGGCCCTTTGTCTCTCGCGTACTGCCTCCCCAATGAGCAGCAGGGTCTCGAGCTCAAGAGCTTTTTGCAATGGCGTTAGTTTCTTAGATTCCGCAACGAGCCTGCTGGCGTTCTCGAGATCAAACTCGCTCCAGGTGTTGAACTTTTTAAGTTTTTGAGCGTTTCCTGGATTTGTTTCTGCAATCAGATCCAGGACAGTTGAGCTCGGCGCCAGGAAGGTCAGCGACTGCGTCTTTGCATCGTTGAACATCCGCATGACCATATTAAACGCTTCTTTCGGCTCAAGCGGATCTTCTCGGCCGGTGTCATGGACGAGCTGGTGATAGGTGTCAATGGCATCAGCTCGCAGTTGCCCCATGAACTGAGGATCAAACTGGCTGCCAAAGCTCACGTCGCTGTCACCTATGGCGCTCCGCAGCAACTTGTTGACCCGCTTGATCTCCATAGCGCGCGGGGTCTTATCCATCAGACCGTTGCTGTAGGCGTTGAGGCTCAGGAAGTCCTGCAGCTGGATATCGCCATTAGGGCCAATATGTGTAAGCGCGTCAGCCATCAGCTGATCGATGTCTTCCTGGTTTTCAGCCTGATCCAGCCTTGCGTAAAAGCCAGCCAGCGTGACTGTATTTGTAGCAGCTGCGTCCTGGCCCAGGATGGCCTTTTCGAGCGCCGTCACTTGGGTATCGGTCAACGTCCGGTTGCCCTGGTGCTCGATGACATCAAGCATGGTCGGCATGGCTACACCCTCGACGCCTTGACGGGATTGGCGCACCTGGGTCATCAGCTGGGCGAAGTTGGTGTCCTGTGTTTTCTTCAGCTCTCGAGCTGCAGTTGCGTCAGCCTTGGCAGCTTCTGCGTTGGCTGCGCGGCGCAACGTCACCGCCAGGGTGTTGGTGCGGTTGATAAGTTGCTCGCGCTTCTCGGGCTTCATGTTTGTGAACTTCTTTGGATCCTGCAGCGTAATAAGAAAACTCTCAGCGTCTTCTGCTGAGCGCCGGATAGCCACGCCATTGAGGATGCTTTGCGCGCTCAGGAAGTCGATGCGCTGCTCTGCAGTCTGCCTCCTGGCGGCAATGTCTGTCGCCTTGATATAGCCAGCGTCAGCCATCTCCTCGAAGATGCCGGCAACCTGGGAGCCGTCAGCTGCTCTACCGCCAAAAAGCTCGACCCTTGCCGCATGAGCATCAGCTCGGCCACCCGTTGCAATGGTGTTGATTCGTTCATCGATGCGCGTGTCGAAGCTCGCCATGTTCTGATCAATGCCGCGAAGGCGCGCATCTTTAAAAATGGTGACGCTCTTGTTTAGTGTGGCCGTGGCTGCGCTACCCTTGAAGCGGCGCTGCACGACGGGATCCTTGATGCCACTGGTGATGGTTGCGATAGCGGCCGTCGTCTCTTGCTCATAGAGCGTTGGGACATCCGCAGGATTTGTGTTGAGCGCCTGGATCTCAACATCCCTCAATTTTTGAGCCAGCTGGTTTTCTGCGCTCTTGAGCTGGCCGGCGCGCTCTGCTTTCAGCGATTGCTCGAACCAGGTTGAACCGACCCTCGCCGCAGTTTGCCCTAAATTGGCGAAAGCCTGACTTTCGGCAGCCAGGGCGCCAGCATTGGCTCTGACATTCAGCTGACGTGCAGAGACCTCTGTGGTCCGCTTGCCCTGCGATTGGTAGGTTGGAACCCTCATGCCGTTGCCCTGATATAGCCGATATTAGACGCACCAGCCAGGAGGCTGCTGCCGGCGTTGATCGCCCCTGCCCGACGAGCTGCCCGGCCATACATCTGATTGAGCTGGGATGACATCCTGGACTGAACCGCGCTCTCTCGAGCCTGGGCAGCCCCGATGCTGGCGTTGTAGTCAGCTATCGCCAGCTCCTCCTCGGCCTCGGTCGCGTTTGCCAGGGCGACCTTGAGCGGGGTGCCGGTGTCAGCCATCCAGCCGTTATATCGGTTGGCCTGGGCGGTAGCATCCTGCAGCCGCTGAAAGTCGTTGCGGAACTTGATGGCCTCAAGATCTGCCGCCAGCCGGATCTGCTCAGCTTGCTGGTCAGCAGCCTTGGCGTTGCGTTCATCGATCTGGCCGTTGAAGTTATAAGCAGCTTGCTGCGTCTTGCCGACTTGATATTGACCGTAAGCCTCGGCTGCCGTGCCGGCTGCTGCTGCGAAAAGTGCTGTTTCAATGCCCATTTGGGAACCACGCTACCCTGTAATAATCTGCGCCCTCGGGGCCATAGCGGCGCATCAGCCCCTCATTTACAAAGCCGAAAAACTCTGCAAACCGCAGAGCGCTCGGCCAGTCTGCCCTGCAAACTCCCTGGATGCGCCACAGGTCGTTCTCCAAGGCACAGCGGCGCATAGCGCCCCTGCAATATTCGATGACCTTCCTGGGCTTTCTGTGGATATCCTGGCTACCGATAAACCAAACCTCACCAGTCCCAGGCCACATATCCACAATGCCTGTGCAAAATAGAACCTCGCCGTCATCAATGGCCGTAAAGGCCCAGCCAGGCTGCTCGAGGCGGTGAGCATATTGCATCATGTATCCCAGACGCTCCGCTCCAGCATTGAGCTGGCCGCCCATCAGCTGCTCGAGGTGAGCTGCCTCGTAATCGATAGCGTTCATTGATCGAAGGTGATGAGACGCGGCATGATCGATAGGATCGTCATAGGCATCGCTTGGGACTGCTGCACAACAATAAAGCCGTCAGTATCGAAGCCCCCTCGAAACTCGACCTCCTTGTCACCTGTAAAAAGCGGCAAAGCAGAATCCATCGCGTCCGCCGAGGATCTGAAAGGGATCCGGTCGAGCTCGCTAGTCGAGCTGCCGACCTCCACGCCCACTGTGCGAAACAGCCTCAGCGTGACCTCATGGATGCGCTTGGTCTTTGCCTGTGACGTGCCTTCTGTGCCGCCGGCATCAATCCGCATGGTTTGCAGTGTCGAGGTGTAACCGAGGCCGATATGTACGTTGGTTGCAGAAAAATCGAGAGTGACCTGTCCGCTGCTCACCACCTTGTCGGGGTGGGTGGCGCCATTTGCCACGATGCGGACAGTCTGGCCTTCGAGGTGATCCAGACCGCTGATCGTTGTTGCAGCTGACCCGCTGTAGGTCAGCCCCGAGTCAACAAAGTAGGCGTCAAGTTTATTGTCTCCGAAATCAAAGAAATTAAAATATTCAACATATCTTTTAGTCGCTCCACCGATGGTCCTCTTAACAATCAGATAGGTTTGATCTTCATCCAGGGCGCCAGGTATCGTTGCCACGCTTTCCACATGAGCGAAGCTGTCAGATCCAAAGCTGCCACCAAGCAAATGCTCATGCCAGGCAATCACGTTCTCTTCGCGCCTGTAAGTCATGCCGACGAACTTGCCGTTCTCCAGGACGCACCAGACGACGTTGTCTGGTTCCTGTTGCAGCGCCATTGCCTTGATGCCGCTGGTCGTTATGTGCTCGGCCAGGAGCGTCATGTCCGGCGCCTGGTAGCTGTCTGTGTTCAGGTCAAACACCAGCTCGCGCAGCTTGCGCCTAGCGCGCTGCACAAACAGCGTCACGTTGGCCACTTGGACCGGCTGGATGTTGGCGGACCCGTAGGTTGCCTGGCGCTTGACGACTGTGTTGGTTGGGCTTAGCGGCGCGTTTTCTGAGCTGGTGACAACAAACTCGCCGCCCGAGGTGCCGACCAGCAGAACCCGACCGCTTTGCAAATAGCGGATGACATTCACCTGGTTCGATCCGAGCGTGTATATCAGCGCATCAGCTGCACTGACGCCTGCTGTGAAATCCTCGAAGCTGCCACCTACCGAGAAAAATATTGTCTGCGGCTGCTCGGTTGTTGAAGCGAAAACAAGGCGCTGCTCGTAGAAGGTGACTGCAGCTGGGAAGCCGGTCGTTGCAGAAAAAGCGCCCAGGGCAAAGCTGCTGTCTGCCACCAGATCGCCTGAGATCGTCACGCTCGAGCCAGCTGCCTCGTCGGTCAGATCTGCGACCGGAGACAGCAGCATCGTGTCCTCGGTAATCTGGACGATGATGGCGCCGCTCTCGTTGTTGTTGCTTGTGCCGGCGCCCGAGACAGAGATCTTCATGCCGACAGCAAATCCCTCGGTCAAGAAGTTGCCGGCGCTGTCCTGTATCCGGTCATTGTGCTCGAGCCCGGTCGCAGACGGGTCGCCCTCATGAAAGCTCAGCGTCGTCGCTGTGTAGCTTGGCGCCAGCTCAGCCCGGCCGTCAGCTGTCTCCTGGACGGCAGCGGTGACAGATGTCGCCGAGCTGAAACTGGCAACCTTGGCAAAGCCGTGGTGCAGCTTGACCAGGCGCCCGACATCTGTGCTGGCGAAGGTGCTGGCGCTTGCGGTGATGGTCACAGTGCCGGTGCGAGCTGAGGCTGTCAGCGTGGTGCTGGTCAGGTTGTCGTCCTGGAACGGGCCACGCTGAAAGTCCACAGCCGTGATCGTCCAGGCTGTGTGGCTGGTGCGCGTGATCTTCCTGGGCGCATGGTTGGGATGGACGACATACATCACGTCCGCAGATTGCGTGAACTTAATGTCCTCGAGCTCGGTGTGAAGGTAGGGAGTCGTTACCTCGACCGGGCTGCCGCTCGATACAACCGTGCCGCCATCCTTATGGATTCTGAAATGTTGATCGCCAAACTCCAGGACATAGGCTTGCTCGGTGTTGAACTCGAAAGGTATCAGCCGGACGTTGTGGGCGCTATTTTTGACCTCTCTTATAAATATTGTGCCTGGTCGGCGGCTTGCCCCACCATGCGGATGAACAACAAAATTCTGAAGCGTTTTGCATCCGTTAAAATATTTGGCGATATCTGTGCGCCCATCGAGGCGGGGGCTCAGCTCACCGGCCGTGAAGTTGCTAAAGCTCGGGGATGCCTTGGCCATCAGAGTCTCGCATTGATAAATGTATCAGCCGAGAAGTTTTGCGAGATGCTGGTGTCCGAGGTGTTGATCTGGTTGTCCTCGGTTGCATCCACGAAGCGAGCCTCCTTGAGTTTCTCCTGGTAGAACACATTCATATTTGCGCCCAGGGTGGCGCTGCCGACCAAGGGATAAGCCAGGTCAGCTGCCAGGGCGGCTGCTATGGTCTCGATTAGCAGCGTGTCATAAGCATTGGGATCTGTGATCCGGCCGACATATTTGAGATTGATCGTGCTTTCGTCTGTCAGGATCTTGCGGCCCTCGACGCGAAAAATGATGTCGGGGTCATCGAGGCTGAGGACGCGCAGACAGAATGGATCTGTCGGCAATGAAAACTGTTTTGCAAACTCGAAAGCCGGCGTGGCTGTGTCTGCTGCCAGCGCCACGCGCTGGATCAGGCTGTTCCAGGGGTGAGCTCGAAACACATAGTCGCGGATAAAGTCATAACGCTGGTTACAGATCCGCGCAGCCTTGCTGTCTTCAGTCAGGCTGATGATGTTCGACGCACCGATCTGGTTCAGCGCTGAGTTACAGATATCGACGACTGATGCCATTCCAAGCCCCTATGAAAGAAGGGGGCAGCCTGAGCTGCCCCCTCGTCGTTAGCTGATGACGTAGAGCATCGTCACGGCTATGGAGCCGGTGCCAGCGGCGCCGCCCATAGTGACCGTGACGGTCTTGCCATTCTCGTCAGCATCGACCTCCTCGCCATTCAGCAGCGCGAGCGTGGCAGCAATGTCCACGATCTGTGCCGATGTCGAAGCGGCTGCGGCCTTGTAGGCAGCTGCAGATGCCGAGACGGCGGTGCCATCCGCCTTGGTGTGGGCTGCGAAGCCGACAGACAAGGTGGTTGACGAACCTAACGCATCGTGAGCCAGCTGGCCCTGGAGGATGCGAGCGCCATCAGGCAGGGTGAACATTTCGATCACGTCGCCAGATGCCAGGCTCGAAGCCTCGTAGGTGCCGTGAGCAACGCGGACTTCACCGCCCAGCTCGTTGGCTTTCACGAAGTCAGAAGGGTCGTCTTGAGTCAGCGTGGTTTGCTGAGTGCTATATACAGTAGCCATTTCTCATGCCCTCCCTATGCGCTCTCGTCACAATCGATTTGCACGACCTTAGCTTCTTCCATCCGGGTCGCGCCGAAAGTGGCACAGTAGTAAACCTGGGTGGAGTAGCTCTTGTCGGAGCGCTCATCGATGCGTGACATGACATCCTTGCCGACAGCCAGCTTGATGCCGTCCTCGGCCCATGCAAAGCATGTGCGGATGTTGCCTGATTTACCGAGGCGTGTGCTCATGTGGAACTGGAATCCCATGAACGTGTTGACCTCACCTTGTACAAGCGCCTTTCGTACCACTTCGGCTTTCGCCGCCAGCTTGCGCTGTTCGTGGTCTGGACTTTCTCTTGACCGTCGCTCTTGGCGTTACGGCCCTGCCCGTCAA